CAGGAATCAGGAAAGAAGTACCATCGGAAAACGAAACAGACGGGATCCACCTCCGGGGGTACACGGGAGCCTCCTATGTTGGTAATCAGAAGTTAGGTCACATCCGCGACTCGCGTGCGAAAGTAGGGGACGACATTTACCGAACCCACAGAGCCGGCATTGTTGTCGACACAGACGTGCAGCGCCTCACCGCCACCCAAAATGACAGGATGGGGCAGTGATAGACACAGCTCCATCAGCATTGGGTCCGTCACGGCTGTTGGGAGCGGTAGCGTCGCCACCAGCGCCCTCAACATGAGCCAATCATCTCTAGCCGCGTCCGCATTGAGGTTCGAGGGGTATCGCACACCCCAAGTACCTGTGCGAGTGTCGAACTTAGAGATGTAAACGCCGAAACCGAGATAATAGAGGCCCTGAGCTGTTGGAGTCGTCACGAAGATAGAACCTTCGAGAGACACGACCTCACACTCGCCGACAGAAGGTGGAGCGTTCATCGCGGTTACGGCCTGCGGGATACAAATCGCCTGATAGGCAATCTGTGCCCCCGGGGCGAGCGTCATAGACGCTCCGTTCCATCCATTGCCGGCGACTTGCGTCCCGGCATTATTGACGGCACCCCCGGACACGATCAGGTCACGTCTGTTTTGCAGATCCATAAGGCTAACCCCGCGTCCCCCTCCTCTTCGAAAAGGCTGACGCGCTAGCTGCCCTCTTTGGTACTTGTGCCTTGCCACTTCTTTTCCCCTTTTGAACAGCCGGTTTTGAAGCATTCAAACGAGAAAGCGTCTGAATGGTAGCCGTGCCCGACAAAATCGCGGCTACACTATTAACAGTCTCAGCCACTCGTACACCAACGGGTTTCTCAACATTGAGCGCGCCAGGCCGGAGGACAATTGGGGCCTCGCGCAGTGGGTCATGTACGGAACCGCGATAAAACGCGGTCGGGTCACTCCCCGGCAGATCCAATGGGATTGGTTGATGCCGAAGAATTTCATCCCCAAGACGATCTGGAACAGACGCTAGCATAGAGCCAAGGCCTGCAAGATGCCCTACCGATTGCGAAATCGCATCGCCAAGGAGTCCACCCCCAAGATTGTTATTAAATGCCCGAATCGTACCAAAGATGCCTTCAAGCGGCTCTAAGATATGAACGGGCTGGACGAACTCTGGGTCGCTTGCCATAGTACACACCCTTTCCGGTTGGTTATTGAAAAGACACAGCTACTATTGTTATCAAGAACCATCGCTGGATATGAAACGCTTGCTACAGTGAGGGCAAGAGTGCCACTGTGGTGATGACTCACGAACAATAGCCAACCCCATACACCAAGGGCATTGGACTAAACGCTCACCTGGTTGTTGCTTACTAAGGGTGCGTGTCGTCTTGCGAAAAGCGAGGAGGTGGTATGACACCCCCGCCCAAGTAACGATGAGCAAAATCAAGACCACAGCCAAACATATCCACATGTCTTCACTAGTGTCCTTTCAATCTTACTGAAGCAAAGAGATTAGGACGACTATTAGTATAGTCGCCTAAAGAAATCATCACGGTGGTGGTTTTATTAAACCTTGAAACCACAACGCCACGCAAGATATTGAAAGACAGGAGATGACAACATCGAGCTATAGGTGAAGCCCTTAAACCCGTTGCTATCCTTTCGCCTCACGGCCTGGAACGCTCTCGCTATGAAGTCACTATCATTACGCAACAGTAAACCCACAGCATCTTTGAGCACATAATCGGACTCATACAGCCAGTCACACGCTTGAGTGGCGCTGGGATGGTGTCTCCCATAACTTAACTGTTGAATCCACCGTACCGTATCAAACAGCTCCGTCCATTCTGGACCATCAACTCTCTCAAAGGAGGTCATGTTAGCTATGAGTTGCATCATAGGTCGCATGCCCTTGTTTTCCCCCTCAATAACGCAATCGTCTGAGTGCAAGTCTTGAAGGAAATGCACATGACCAATCGTATAGAGGGTTTTGTCAAGAGAGATTTGCATCCCGATCTTGGATAGCTCGCCCTGGAGATCATCAAGCGTAGGCGGAACAGTATATGTAACTGCACCATCATCGCCTTGTGGGTACATTGCCGTCACCTCGGTCTTAAGGAGGCGAGCGGTGTACTCCATAACCCAGAGATTCACTAAGCTATCAACCAGGTTCGTCATCACTGAACCTGATGGTACCCCGCCTGACCTACGTGCACCAAGATACTCTTCATAAGTATCCTTCGTCTTGCCAGGAATGAGGAGACCGCACCCTTTAAAGACCTCTTGGCAGAAGTCAATAAGAGGTGCCGCTTCCGGAACAAACCACCCGCGAATGATCTTATATATTTCGTCTATAATCTCAAACGGGATCGACGCATCGAACCCCTTGAAATCAATCGACAAGATCTTGCGTCCTGATTTAATCAGGGAGGTCATCTCACGATCGACCGCATCGGCGCTATCCCAGGCAGCGAAGCGAACAGAACAGTTCCTTAACGCTTCGAAAAGTGGAGCCTGGACAGTTTTCTCGATATTCGTGAGAACTCGTGGCATCATGTAGATGAATCGTGTCTTCGCAAACCAGTGGGGAACTCCGAGATCATCAACACCTCGCTGTTGCGACCTATAACCGGCCACTGCGGGAAATTTTGCGACCCAACGCGGATCGCAGCCGCCGTCCCAAATGGTCTTCGACCAAGCAAGGGCAGCGGTTCCAAACTTCCGAAAATCTGAAGACATGTACGGGAAGCCAAGACCTGAAACGTCGAAACGCCCTGCAGCATCGTCCAATAAGAGAGGACGAAGCTTGCCACGCAGGGACCTTGGTAGGAGCTCACGGACGACACGATTAGCACCACAACGAGCCTCCCTATTCAAGAGGACTCGCGGTCGCGCGGCGAAGTACTTGTCACACTGCGATAACAGACCATCAAGACCGTAGAAACGGTCCCTCCGCGATCGATTCGTGACTTTTAACCGCTTCGACAACTCAAAACTGTGCAATCGTGCAGGCACATGCGCTAGGGAGCAGGCGTCAAAGAGTGACTGAGCCACTCTAGCACGCTCCCGGTCCTTCATACTCTCGGGAACCTTCTTTTGGAGCCGAGTTGTAAAGTCGACACCGTTCCCTTCACGCAACGTCCCGAAGGTGCATCTGAGCGATTGCTCAGCGCCTTCGGCAAGTAGCACATCACATACGTCATTAACTGGCATATGCGAACCTCCGCAATTAAATTCCTAGTGTGTGTAACGAAACGTTCGCT